CGATTCGAGATTGCAGCGGAAGTGCCAGAACATCCGCAGCGCCTGTCGCGAGATGCCGAACGGCTCGGGCGGATCGCCGATCTGCTTGATGTCGCACTCGTGGGCCCGCTGGACCAGCAGCTCCAGATCGGCCACATCGATGCCCATCACCGCATCGAGCACGTGCGCGACGCGATCTACGGTTGTCTTCTTCTCAAGGCATGCACTGGGCATGGGAATCTCCTCAGAACGGAATGTCATCCTCGGGCCAGACCGGCTCGGGCAGGTCGCCGTCGATCTGCTCGTCGCCCCCGTCCAGACGCGGCGGGATCGGCCCGAGTTGGTAGTCGGTGATGCGGTCAAACTTTTCCCCGGCCACCGATCGCACGGTGATGGCGCGTGTCTGCGCCAACGCGCCCGCTTCGGCCAGGTCGACGGCCTGATCTGCCGATTCGGGCAGCGGTTCGTGAGATCGCGCCCGCCACCAGGCTTCGAATTTGCCCCTGGCGTAGCCGGTGTGCTCGGGGCAGACCCACTCGCTGTGGTAGTCGTTGAAGCCACAGCGGTAATCGACACGCATGGTTCGTGGGTGGTCTTCCGCCGCACCGCGTTTTGTGTGAACGCCGTGATAGACCTCACTGACCTCGTAGTCCGCCTCGGTGACCTCGCCGGAGAGGATGCCCGCCGTCGCCGCCTGGTGATCGTGCTTCTGCCGCTCGGGCGGCGGGAACTCATAGCCGCACTCGGGGCAGGTCGCATAGGCGGCGTGAATCACCGCCTGGCACTCGGGACATTCCTTTGCGGGCGCTTCCCCGGACCCGCCGCTGCGGTCTTCGACCTGCAAGGCGTCCACCGGGCCGTGCCGCAGAATGTTGCCGCCGAAGTCCAGGACCAGGCAGTTGGCCTTCGACGGATGCAGCCGGAATCCGCGACCGACCATCTGGTAGTAGAGGCCAGGTGAATTGGTCGGCCGCAGCAGGGCCACACAGTCGATGTTGGGCGCGTCGAAGCCCGTGGTCAGCACGTTGACGTTGACCAGATACTTCAGATCGCCGTCCTTGAACCGCTGCAATGTCTCGGCCCGCTCGAACGGCAACGTCTCACCACAGACGAAGCCACACTCGCGCCCCATCTCGCCGAGCACGCGTTGCACGTGCTGTGCGTGCTTGACGCCCGACGCAAAGATCAGCACCGAATGCCGCTCACGGGTGTGATCGACGATTTCCCGGCAGGCCGAGCGCACAAGCGAGTCGTCATCCATCAACGCCTCGACCTCGCCCGCTATGAACTCGCCGCCCCGGATATGCAGGTCTGACGTGTCGACCTTCCGCCGACCCGCCTTGGTCTTCAGGGGGCAGATGTAGCCCTGCACGATCAGCTCGCGAACACCCACCTCATAGCAGACGTGATTGAGCAGGTTCTCAGGCCCACAGATCATCCCCGTGGACATGCGATACGGCGTGGCCGTCAGGCCGATCAGTCGGATGTTCGGATTGACCACCCTCGCGTCGGCCAGGAATGTGCGGTACATGCCCTCGCCGTCGGGCGGCAGCATGTGGGCTTCATCGATACAGATGAGATCAAAGGCGTCCAGCTCAGCAGCCCGCCTGTAGACCGACTGAATGCCGGCCACGATGATCGGATGGTCGGTGTCGCGGCTCTTGAGGCCCGCCGAGTAGACCCCGATCCGGTTCCACAGGTCCGGGGCCATGGCGTGGAGTTTTTCGACGGCTTGCTCGAGCAGTTCCTTCACGTGCGCCAGGATCAGCACCCGACCGTTCCACTGGCCCACCGCGTCGCGGCAGATCGACGCCATCACCGGCGTCTTGCCCCCGGCTGTCGGGATGACCACGCAGGGGTGATCATCCCGACGGCGCAGGTGGTCGTAGACGGCGCTGACCGCTTCGACCTGGTAGGGACGCAGTGTGATCGCCGGCGCTTGGGGAGGTGGCAAGAGCGACTGCATCAAGCCTTGACCTCTTCGGGCAACGGGAACTGCTCGATTGAGGCCGGGTAGATGCGGCTGGGATTCTCGGCCTTCAGCCAGGCCGACAACACCCGCTGGACTTTGCCGTACCGCAGCATCCGCTGGCTGTAGGAGCCGCCGCGATTCTCCTGCAGGTGCTGGCGCAGAAGCACGACAATGCCCTCGTCGCCGGAAGTCACGATGCCGGTGGTCAGCTTGCGGCAGAAGTCCTTGAGCATCGCGCGATCCACCGAGTAGTACGCCCGGGCGACAACCGCCCGCGTGATGGCGGTATTCACGCCCCGAGCCGATGTGACGGTCGGCAGGTTGGCCACAGCGAACCTGATGGCGTCGTGGTGGCGGCGCAGCGCCTCTGACGCCTCGGAGGGAGACAGCACCGGCGGATTGACGAAGCCGCCCAGCATCGCCCGCAGCGCCGCCAGGTGGTTCTTACTGACGTCGCCGTTCTCTCCGGCGATGTTGAGGATGTCCGCCAACGATCGGGTCTTGCCGCAATCGATGGCCATCATGGACTGCGGTTCGACATTGCGCCAGACGAACATCTCGACAGCGACGCCGGAGAAGCAGATTGCCCACAGCCGATGCTGACCGTCGAGCAACGTCCCCTCTGGATCGAAGGCGATCCCGGCGTGCGTCAGCACCCATTTCCCCTCGGTCATGTCGCGAGCAAGACGCTGCACGTGCTTGTCGGAGACCTTGCGGTTGTTGGTGTTGGTCTTCTCCAGCCATTCCATCGCCTGGTCGGGGGTGATCAGGATGCGTTCAACGACGGGGCCGGTATTGGCGAGTCTGAGATTCTGTGTAGCGATCATGCGACACCTTCTTTCGGGTCTTGGAGGTAGGAGGTCAGGGAATCGATCAACTGGCGGGCGTAATCCGCGCCCATCGCCGAGACGATGGCGGGTGCGCCGTAGGCCGGATCGTGCGGCAGGTTGAGATTGGTCTGGGCCAGGGCCGGTCGCGGCTGGCGGACGGGATTGGGAGAATCGGGACCGCGATTGCGATGACGGTTGATGTTGCCCGTCTTCATCCGAGCAACCGTGCCGTGCCGGGTCTTGTATGTGCGGGGCTGAGAGATCGAATTCTCACTGGATGATTCATCCAGTGAGGCCCGTTGCTTGGCAACTAACTGGTGTCCGACGCCACAGCGTTTGGCGATCTCACGGTCCGACCACACGGACCATTCCTCATCTTCCAGCATGGTCAGCACAGCCTTGCGCTTGTCCGCATTACTGCGGCGTAGACCGTGGCCGGCATTGGCACCTACGGAATAGAGGATCGCATCGCGCTGCGTGCCCTGGTGGACGTCGGCGAAGACCTGGTTGCACTCGATCCGCTTGTTGGCCCAGTACCGGTGAAAACCGTCGGCCAGCCAATAGGTCGCGCCGTCGAAGAACACCGTCACCGGCGGCAGATCGACACCACTGCCGTACAGTTCGGCGTACTCGGCCACGATCTGCTCGTCGATGGCCACGCGCGGCTGCGTGCCGCCGTCGATGCGGATCTGGTCGAGGGTGAGATTCTGGATTTCAGTTGTCATGGATATGCTCACTTTCTGTCTTTGGGAACTTGCCGCCGCAAAGGGGGCAGCGACGAAGGGGGAATTCATCGATCCGAATCGTGATCTTGCCGCCCTTGACCGGATCGCAGCGCGCCACGACCAGCAGGTCGATCTGGCTGTCGTCCTCGAACACGCCCGCGTGGGCGAGCGAGTCCTGGGTGCACTTGAGAAGATTGTCCAGATCGCGACGCCTCCGGTCCGGCGGGAAGGCGTCCATGGCCAAGGCGATGCGCCCGCCCGATGGTGGCTTGCGAATCCCATGACCGCCGCCGGGGGCCAGGAGACCGCAGATCGCTCTGCGGTACTCCCGGCCCTCCCGGCTGATCAACGTGCGCGGACCGACCCGGCGGTAGTAGTGGTTCACGCTCGGGGGAAATGGCAGTGTCAGCTTCATTTCGCTGCCTTCCCTCAACGCTTCCACGGCGGCGTGCTGTCGGTCGTCGGGGTCTGCTGCGGCTGACCGGCGGCAGCGGCCTTCGGCTCGTAGCCCTTGATCTCGTTGGTCAGCTCGCCGGTGTCCTGGCGCTTCTTGCACTTGACCGAGATCACCATCGGGATGTTGTGCAGCTCGACCGAGTCGCCCGGCTGCATCACACCCACGGCCCGGCAGATCGCCGAGAGATTGCCGCGAGCGATCTTCTGCGTCAGATCGTTGGGATGGTTGATGCACAGCCGATCCCAGACCTTGCGGCCCTTGCAGTCGCCGTCCAGGACCGCGAACTCCAGCTGCAGGTAGCTGCCGTCGCCTTTCTTGGTGGCTTTCATCTCGCTGGCGGTGATGGCCGCCAGGTACTTGCCGGCCGGGAGCGGCTCGAAAGGCGCAGTCGGCTCGACATCGTTTGCGTCGAATCCATTCAGGTTTGCCATGGGTCAGTTCTCCTTGCTATTGGCGGTGTCGTCATTGCCGACCAAGTGAAGGGCCGGGTCCGGCGTGGTGTTGTCGTTGGGGGACAGGGCCTGCATCAGCGCGGGCCACGAGAGGGGCAGTTCGGCGGGTAGGCCGTAGCGGTTCTTCGCCACGCAGGCTGGGCTGCCGACGGTGCGCAGAACGCGCTCGCCGCCATCCTTGCCCAGACCGGCGGCGATGGTCCGCTCACGATTGAAGCCGCCATCTTCGGTTTTGGTGATGATCTTGCGCGTGGCGAACAGGACGGCGTCCGCCCATTCGGTCACCAGAGCGTTGGCGTGCTTGTGCAGGCGCGGCGAGTAGCGGTCGTAGGCCGAGTGCTCCGGGTCCTCGAACTTCTCGACCTTCGCGTGGGCCAACAGAATCACGCACATACCGCGCTTCGTGCGCAGCGTATTGAGGTCATCGAGCACCTTACGCCAGTGCGTCAAAGCGTGCGTGTAGCCCTTGGCGTAGCCGCCGTCGACCTTCTCGATGCTGGTTACGCCATACTGCTCACACAGCACATCCCAGATCAGGCGCTCCAACCAATCGGCCGAGTCGAGGACGACGGTTCCGAAGTCGTGTTCCTCGTGCAGCAGCGACTGCAGCGCCGCTTCCACATCGGCCAGATTGCCGGCCAGCGGGAAGCTGGCGCATTCGATCTGGTCCAGGCCGTCCTCGGTGGGGATGAAGATCGGGTTGGGTGCCTGGGCTGCGGTCGTCGATTTGCCGATGCCCTCGGTGCCGTAGATCAGCAATCTCGGTGGCGAATGGCGTCGGCCCGTATGGATACGTTCCATCAGTGTCATGCGTGGTCTCCCGTGTTGGTGGTGTTGTGGACGTTCGGCTGCCAGGTCATGGCCAACCGGCCGCCGACCGTGCAGATGCGCGACCGGCCGTTGCGGACCATGCCAGCCCGGCGCAATTCCGGAAGGCGCTTGTGGGCCTTGATGCCGAGGCGATTCTCAATCTCCCGGGCGGTCAGCCCCGGCGTCTGCATCACGGCGTCGAAGCACATGGCGCGGTGCTGCTGCGCCGAGCCGCCGGCCTCCACGTCACGCCCAGCCAGCGCCGATGTGGGCGGGTCGTTGTTGCGGTAGTTCTGTGTCATGTCGTTGCTCCTGATTCGCTTGATTTCATGGACTCACATTCCATTTCGCTGGCCAGCGAATGCGACGGCCGGGAATCGAACCCGGGCGGGCCTTCAGCTCACGGCAGGCAGCCCAACGTGGCGGTGGTGGTCGAGGCCGTGATTCACGCTCCTTCCGGCAGGAGCTACCGTCGCGTAATGGCAGGTGCGGGAGTCGAACCCGCGTCTCGAGGCTTATGAGGCCCCGACAGCCCGGCCCTGCCGAAGTGCGCCCGGGCGGGTGTAGGGAGTCCGGCCGCGTTTCATCCGTGATGGCATCCCTGCCATACGGCACGCCGTCCCGCCCGGGCGCGAGAGATGGATCAGGGGAAGTCGAGAACGCGAATGACCTCGTAGCCGGTCGGGAAGGCGTCGATCTCCCAGGCCCGACGCAACCGCCGGATCGCCGCCTCGTTCTCGGTCCGCGCGATCGCCAACGTGTCGTCGCTGACGCGCCACACCCCGCACCGGAACGGTTCGGCTTTCTCGACGGCGATGAGGTAGACCGGGACGTGCTCGCCGATGACCTCGGCGAAGACCGATTGATAGAAGGCGACCTGGTTGTGATAGCGCCTGCGCTTGGCGTCGTTCTCGAACCAGGTCAGGTCCTTGGTGGTCTTGAAGTCCACGATCCCCCGGTGCGGATGCACCCAATCGATACGGATCTGGCACGGGGTCTGGCAGTACGGCGTGCGGACGACACCCTCCGAGCGGCCGTAAAGCAGCAGGTCCACGGCCTCATCGTTCATCGCCACGCCGGATGCCATCTGCTCGATCAACTCGACGTTCTCGTGGGACAGGACCGGCTTGCCCTGTGCCGCAGCCCACTCGGCAAAGGCCTTGGTCTTCGAGCCGAAGGGCTTCTGGGTGCGGGGATTGATGGGACCGCCCAGGGCGAATTGCGATTCGTAGGCGTCGCGCCCCTCGAGGATGCGACAGTGGGCGGCACTGCCGATCAGCAGCGCGGGCGTGTACTCGTCGGCGATCAGGCCGAGCTGCTTCTTGCGGTACAGCCAGGGGCAGGCCATGAAGTCGAGCAGTTGATGGCTCGACAGATACTCTCCCGCCTTGGCGTGATACTCCTTGGCCGGTTCGGCGCTCAGCACGCCGAGGTCAATCGTCAGGTTGCTGTCTTCGTTCTGCGGCATTCTCGGACTCCCTTGCTCGCGGCGGGGCATCGCTGCCTCGTCCGCTCGTAAGGGTTATTTGCCGCCGGCCCCCAAACTCCTCATGCAGGGACATGGCGAAAACCGCCAATGTCCCTGCGTCGAATCACGCAACTCACGTCCTC